GGTGGTACGGTAACTGGTAATGTAATCATTGCTGCTAATCTGACTACACAAAATGTATTTGTTCGTTCTTACATTGATTTAAATACCGAACCGTCTGCTCCAACAAGAACAGAAGGTCGTATTTTCTATGATAATGACCAGAAAGCATTAGCATATTATAACGAATCTGAGATGACTTTCCAAATCGGACAAGAACATGTTGTTCGAGTTTGGAATGATACAGGTTCAACAATTGCTGATGGTAAGGCAGTTCGTATTAATGGTTCTTCTTCTGCAAATGGGTTCCCTGCAATCATTCTTGCAGCGGCGGATACAGCAGATAATGCAGAAGTTATTGGTATTACTACTACAACAATTCCTGATAGTGGCTATGGTTATGTAACAATTAGTGGTAAAGTAAATGGATTGAATACTTCACTCTTCAATGAAGGTGATGAAATTTATCTGTCCGATACTCCCGGTGAATATCAGACAACACCACCAGCACCACCAAGTGTGCCTGTTGCGATTGGTTACATCTCACGTGTTGATGTAACAGACGGCTCGATTCTTGTTCGTGTTCATTTAATGGAAGGTAAGAACAAGACGAATGGTGCTATTTTGTTTGGTCGTAATGGTGCTATTGACCAAGACCCAACAGAACTTTTCTGGGACTATGCTAACAATCGTTTAGGTATTCAAACAGCGACACCACAAGCAAATCTACATGTTGCTGGTGATGGTCTGTTCTCTGGTAATCTTACAATTACTGGTAATCTTGTAATCAGTAACGCACAAACAATTACAACAGACCAACTGTTTGTTGGTGGTAATGATATTGTTCTGAATGCAAATACAACAGGCACACCAGTTTTAAATGCTGCGATTATCGTAAATCGTGGAACATCTCCTAACGCATATATTCTTTGGGATGAAAGTGTAAATGAATGGTTAGCATATGAAGGTGATGGGGAACCTGGTCATATTCTAATTTCAACTAAGACCGCAAATACTTGGGATGTATATTCAGCATTTGAGCCATACGAAAAAGAAACATATCCGATTGGTGCAAACTTAGCTAATGCTACAAATGAACATGCAAAAGCTGGTTTTGCTGTGGCTAATATTGCGCAAGCACATGCGATTTCTGGATTTATTCAAGCAAATACCGCATTTGATAAAGTAAATGCCGCATTCATTCATGCCAATTCCGCATATGAGTCACAGAATGCAACTGGTCAATATGCTAATGCTGCATTCACATTAGCAAACGGCGCATTCATTCATGCAAATTCAGGGTTCATCCAAGCAAATGCGTCATTCATACACAGCAATTCTGCATATGACCATGCGAATGCTGCCTACGTAAGCCAAAATGCAACTGGTCAGTATGCTAATGCTGCTTTTGCAAATGCGAATGCTGGTCTTGCTATGGCAAACGCCGCATTTGCAAATGCCAACGGCGCTTTTGCGGCTGCTAATTCTGCTTATGATACTGGTAATTCAGCATTTATCCAAGCAAATTCAGCATTCAACCATGCCAATTCCGGATTTATAAAAACTAATTCGGCATTTGACCATGCTAATGCATCCTTTGCAAATGCCAATGGTGCTTTTGCGGCTGCTAATGCTGCTTATGATACAGGCAATTCAGCATTTATCCAAGCAAACTCTGGATTCATTCACGCCAATTCTGCATATGAATCTCAAAATGCAACTGGTCAATACGCCAATGCAGCGTTTACCCATGCAAATTCTGGTTTCATTCATGCGAACTCTGCATTTGATAAAGCCAACAATGCCGATGCAAACGCTTTATCCGCTGGCACTTATGCCAACGGTGCATACAACCATGCGAATGCTGCGTTTGCTGCCGCTAATAATGTATTCCCACAAATACAGCCAGCATATAACACAGCCAACGCTGCTTTCTTACAAGCTAATGCTGCTTTCGACCATGCAAATTCTGGTTTCATTCATGCAAACTCAGGATTCATTCAAGCAAACGTAGCATTTGACCTCGTAAACGCAGCATTTATTCATGCAAACTCTGGATTCATTCAAAGTAATGCTGCTTTCAACCATGCCAACTCTGCATATGAATCACAGAATGCAACTGGTCAATATGCCAATGCTGCATTCATTCGTGCAAATAATTCTCTGAATGCCAATACGGGTGGTCAAGTTACCGGTGATGTTACGATTACTGGTAATCTTGTGGTTGTTGGTGAAACTGTTTATGCAAACACACAAACAGTTCTGATTGGCGACAACATTATTACGTTGAATGCTGCGATTAATCAATCAGCAGCCCCAACAATGAATGCGGGTATTGAAGTTGACCGTGGCTCTTCTTCAAACGTTTATATTCTATGGAACGAAAGTCAACAAGCATGGCAATTCACAAACGATGGCGTTACCTACGAAAACTTTGGTGGAGGTTCTGCTGGAGTATACGCCAATGGTGCATTTGTACAAGCAAACGCAGCGTTTAATACTGGTAACTCAGCATTTATTCAAGCTAATGCTTCTTACGACCATGCCAATGCTGCGTTCGAAAAAGCTAACAGTGCCGCTGTAGATACATGGGTTCGTAATCAAGCAAACTCAAGTTTCTATCAAGCAAATGCTGCATATAACCATGCAAACGCAGCATTTGAATTAGCTAATACAGCAGCTATTGATAACTGGGTTCGTAATCAAGCAAATGGTGCATACAATCATGCAAATGCTGCTTATGCTAAAGCGAACACTACAGCAAATGGAACAATTCTTTCACTGGTAACAACCGGTGATGGTACGAATTCTACGTTTGCTTTAGGATTCACACCTATCGCATCTAACGCAGCAATCACAGTTTCGATTGGTGGTATTATCCAAACTGAAGATATTGACTACTCGATTACACCATCTAATTCTACCATTTCATTTACGTCACCACCACCGGCTGGTGAAGTCATTCGTGCAGCATCATTTACTGGTATCACACCATATTTCTTAGATGTTGCAAACTCTGCGGGTGCAGTGATACAGGCATTTAATGCTGTTGGTGATGGCACAACACAAACATTCAATATTGGATTTAATCCATATTCAGCAAATAATATTTTCGTATTTGTTGGTGGTGTCGCTCAACCAGATTCAGCATACACTGTAAATACTAGCGCAAATACCGTAACTTTTGGAACTGCTCCCGGTATCAATGAGAATATTAGGGTGACTGGTTATAGCAAAGTCAATCCATATTATCGTGAGATAATTTATCCAAACGTCATAATTTCATCTTATGAAACAATAGCTGCCGGTAATACTGCTGTATTCAACTTGGGTTTTGGTACTGGTGATAAAGAAACGTTATTAGTTTCGATTGATGGTGTTGTTCAAGCTCCAAGTACATATACCCTAACTCCTGGCACAGATATATTAACTTTTAATTCTGTACCTGCAAATGGAGAGTACATAACAGTTGTTACTGCTGGAGCAGTAAATGCGTTTGTAATACCCGATGCGTCAGTAACTTTTGCAAAACTTCAACCATCAGTAAGTGCAACTGTAAACGCAGCGGCAACTACGGGTAAAGCAATTGCAATGTCGATTGTGTTTGGTGGCTAACTATAAATAATACTCGGAGATAAAACTGATGATACAAAAAGTTAACACACCACTGATTGAAACACAAGCCATAACTGGCAACTTAATAGCATCAAATACAATTACTCAAAATAATATTGCTGACGGTGCTGTGACTGGAGAAAAGATATCAAGTCCACCAGATATTTTTGATGATGCTTTATTGTTTGGAGGTATGTAAATGCCAGAACAAAAAATAGAATCGGGTCGTATTGCTGATGGTGCTGTTATAGGTAATAAAATTGCATCTAATGCTATTCGTGCCAACAATATAGTCGCTGGACAAATAACAGGAAATTTAATTGGTTCGTCTGCAATTAGTTCAAATCACATTGCGGATTTAGCTGTAACTGGGAATGAAATTGGATTGAGTGCCGTTAGTGCAAATAATATAGCTAATGGTGCAGTTACAAATGCAAAATTAGCAGAACCAAATGCGTTTGAAGATTTATTTTTAATGGGCGGCTTGTAATGGGTCTAAAGAGATTTACCGTTTCAAATATAACTAGAGATAGATTTACTGTTCCTATAACTGGTGGTATTGCCACTGGTCCATTATATTATGCATCCATAACACAAGTTTTCTCCAATTCTAATACATGGGTTGTTCCCACTGGAGTTTCTAATACTGAACTTTTAGTTGTTGCTGGAGGTGGTGCCGGTGGTGGTGGTTCGGGTGCTGGTGCTGGAGGTGGTGGTGCTGGTGGATTGAGATATATCAACGCTTATAATGTGTCTACTGGGACTGCATATACAATTCAAATTGGTGCGGGTGGTACTGGCACAAGTGGTTATGGTGCAAGCGGTTCTAATTCTGGAATTTGGAATGTAGCAAATTCTATTTGGTCTACTGGTGGCGGTGGTGGTGGCTCGGGTGCAAGTGGTAATAGAAATGGCGCATCTGGTGGTTCTGGTGGAGGTGGTGGAGAATTAAATCCTTCCGCTGGTACTGGTGGTGCGGGAACACCGGGACAAGGATTTAACGGAGGTAATGCCGCACCGGGTGGTGGCGGCGGTGGCGGTGGTGGTGGTGGTGCTAATGCCGCAGGAACAAATGCTACTGCTGGACAGGGGCATGGTGGTGCTGGTGGATATTATACAATTTCCGGAGCAAATGTTGCGTATGCTGGAGGTGGTGGGGGTGGTGGTGAATCTTCTCCTAGAGGAATAGGTGGTGTTGGTGGTGGTGGAAATGGTGGACAGGCTGGCAGTGGCTCATCGGCAAACGTAAGTTCCGGTGGTGGCGGCGGTGGCGGTGCAACAGGTGCTGGTGCAACTGGCGGCAATGGTGGTTCGGGTATCATCATATTACGATACACTTTACAGACTACCAGTTTAAATTCTGGAGTTGCTGTATTCAATACAACAGGTTCTTTAACTCTCCCACAAGGAATTACTTCAGTTGATTATCTTGTTGTTGCTGGTGGCGGCGGTGGCGGTGGTGCAAGAAATGGTCAACACAATGGTGGTGGCGGTGGCGCAGGTGGCGTGAGAGTTGGCTCATCACAACCAGTTACTCCCGCAGACTCGTTTACAGTTTCCATTGGTGGTGGTGGAAATGGAACAACTTCAGGCGGTTCCGCAACAAACGGTTCAAATTCTGGATTTTATAGCGTATTAAGTGGACTTTCTATTTGGTCTACTGGTGGTGGTGCAGGTGGCGGTGTGCAAGATTCGGGTGCTGGAGTTCCTGGTTCTGCTGGTGGTTCTGGCGGTGGTGGCACTGGTCCGCAAGGTTCTTCTGGTGGCGCTGGTACTCCCGGTCAGGGGTTTAATGGAAGCGGTGGTTCACCCGGAACTGGTGGTGGAGGTGGTGGCGGTGGTGCTGGTGGACAACCCACTGGCGGAATAGGTATTTTTAGTAGCATAAGTGGTTCGAATGTTGGATATGGTGGTGGCGGTGGTGCAGTTGCTTCGGGCACTGGAACAAATGCGTGGGGTGGTGGGCATGGTGGTTCTCCATCACCATCATATCCAGCACAACAAGGCGCTTCTAATAGAGGCGGTGGTGGTGGCGGTGGCGCTGCACCAACGGGTCCAACTCAAGGTGCTGCTGGTGGTTCGGGAATCGTCATCATCAAATGGTAAAATAAATAAGTAAAAACAGAGGTAGTCATGCCAGATACAATCAAAGTCGGACCAAATCGTTTAGCAAATAATTCAGTCACTTCAAACGCAATTGCTAATGGCGCAGTTACGAATGCAAAACTTCAAGAGCCTAACGCATTTGAAGATTACTTTCTATTAGGTTTAGGTTCATAAGGAAAAACAATGCCAAGAAATTATACAATTTTAGGACAAAGAAACCCATCAGCTAATGTGCTGACAAATCTTTATACAGTACCAGCAGGTAATTCTGCTGTTATTTCATCATTTGTCATTACAAATCTTGATGCTAATGCTGCTGCTTTTAGTATTGCTGCAAACACTAGTGGCGTTGCAACAACAAATGCAAATCATTTGGCATTTCGTGTGACAGTACCGGGTAATGACTCGATTGCTTTGAGTCTCGGTGTCACTCTAAACGCATCTGCACAGATTTCAGTAAACGCTAATACATCAACACTAACATTTAGTGCATTTGGAACTGAACTTTACTAATGCCAATTCGTAAGTTTACAAACGGTCGTATTAGTGTAAAGAGATTTACTGCACCGGGTTTTGGTGTGGCGGCTGCTGCTGGAATTAGTACACAAGTAATTCAAGTTTTTGCCAATTCAAATACATTTATCGTTCCTTATGGCACATCAAATGTGGATTATTTAATTGTTGCTGGTGGCGGTGGAGGTGGGGTTCAGGTTGGAGGGGGTGGTGGTGCTGGTGGGCTTCGTATGGGAACGGGATTTGCCGTAAGTGCCGGGGAGTCTTATACAATCACAGTGGGCGCTGGTGGAATTGGTGCGCCGTCAAATCCGGGAGTAAATGGCAGAGGTTCAAACGGAAGCAATTCTGGTATATATGGAACATCACCCTTTCCTGCTGTTTGGGCTACTGGCGGCGGTGGTGGTGGCTCTCACACATCACCAGCGGTTAGTCCGAACTCATATGGTAATTCTGGTGGCTCTGGTGGTGGTGCGGGTGGTGCTGTGGGTGGCTCTGGTATAGCAGGTTTAGGTAATTTGGGCGCATATACGCCAGTTGAAGGATATGGTGGTGGAACCGCACAACCAGGAATACCAAACGGTTGGTCTGGTGGTGGGGGTGGAGGAGCAACTGCAAATGGAAGTAATGCTTCACCAAATATAGGTGGAAGAGGTGGTGCTGGACTATACTCAACAATCACAGGCTCCAATACAGCATATGCTGGTGGCGGTGGTGGCTGTGCAGATGGTGGTTCGGGTGGTACAGTGGGTGCTGGCGGTGCTGGTGGTGGTGGAACTGGTGGTAAAGGTTACACTGCCGACCAACCATACGTTTTGGCTACAAATGGTACACCAAATACTGGTGGAGGTGGTGGTGGAAACAGAGATGCTCCCGGACCAACAAGTAGTACTGGCGCATCTGGTGGTTCTGGGGTTGTTATTCTCAGATATACGCAAACCGAAGGCGCTAATTCGACTACTTCACGCACAACAGTATTTACAACTTCAGGTTTTATTAATATTCCTATTGGCGTAACAACAGTAAATTATCTTGTTGTTGCCGGTGGCGGTGGTGGTGGTGGTAGACTTGGTGCGGGTGGTGGTGCAGGTGGTGTTTTACAGGGAACCGGATTTCCTGTAATACCAGGAACAACTTATACAGTAACCGTGGGTGCTGGCGGTGGTGGTGGTATAACATCTCCTGCAATTACTTCTGGCTCAAATGGTTCTAACTCCATCTTTTCATCCCTACTTGCAGAAGGCGGCGGTGGCGGAGCGTATGCAGATGGTCAAAGAGGATTTGCTGGCGGTTCTGGTGGTGGTTCTTCAAGGGGACCTGCTACATTGTCCGGTGCACCGGGAGTTGTTGGACAAGGAAATAGTGGTGGCACGAATGGCACTGCCGCTGGTGGAGGTGGTGACCGCTCAGGTGGTGGTGGTGGAGCAGGTGGCGCTGGTTTTGGTGGACCATCACCCTCAACATCAAGTAATGGTGGCATAGGAATTTATTCTTCAATCAGTGGAGCAAATGTTGGTTATGCTGGTGGTGGAGGTGGTTCTAGTTGGCAAAATCCCACTAATACACCATTCGCACATCCAGATTTTGGTGGTGGTAGTGGAATAAACGCACCAAGTGGTTCAATCGGTGGTTTTGCCGTTGCAAATAAAGGCGGTGGCGGCGGTGGTGGTGCTTTTCCCGGAGCCGAACCTGGAACGGCTGGTGGCGCAGGTGGTTCGGGAATTGTTATCATCAAATGGTAAAATAAATAAACAATTATGGCAAAAATAACTACAAGACAGCAATTCAAAGACTACTGCTTACGTAGACTTGGTTGGCCTGTGATTGAAATCAATGTTGATGATGACCAAGTTGATGACCGTATTGATGATGCATTATCATTCTGGCGTGATTACCATTATGATGGTACAGAAAAACTGTACATGAAACATCAAATTACTCAAGCAGATATTGACCGTCAATGGATTTATTGTCCCGATGCGGTTCAATTTGTTACTGGCATTTTCCCATTTGATAATTCAAACGCATCAATCAATATGTTCGACTTGCGTTACCAATTACGACTGCATGATTTGTATGACTTTACATCGGTATCATATGTGTCATATGAAATCACAATGCAACATCTTCGTACATTGAATCTGTTGTTTTCTGGTACACCACAATTCAGATTTAATAGACATCAAAACAAAGTGTTTCTTGATATTGATTGGACACGTGATGTTGAACCCGGCGAATGGGTTGTTGTTGAATGTTATCGTGTACTGCAACCAGAAACCATAACACTTACTGGTACAGTAACATGTAACGCATCGTCAAATACTGTAACTGGTTATGGTACAAAGTTTGACCAAGAAATTGTACCGTTTGATTTTATTACTATTAATGGCGAACAAAAACAAGTCGGTAACATTGAATCTCCAACAAGTCTTACACTTATTGGTCCTCCATCGGGTACATATGATAATGTATCAGTAAAAATTGAAGGTACCACAGATTTGTGGAATGACCGTTTTCTGAAAAAATTGGCTACGGCAAAAATCAAACAACAATGGGGTAACAATCTTAAAAAATTTGAAGGTATTCAAATGCCCGGTGGTGTTACATTAAACGGTCAAAAAATTTATGATGAAGCAACATTAGAAATCAAAGAAATGGAAGAAGAAATCTATCAGATGGGTTCATTGCCGTCTGAAATCTTCACAGGCTAATGACAACAAATTTTTATTTTAATAATTTTCCAACAAGGCTTGGTGATGGTAACCCAATCACACCAGAGCAAATACTTGTTGAAAATTTAGTTATTGAAGCATTACAAATTTACGGCATGGATGTGTATTATCTTCCACGTACAACACGTGATGAGGTTGATTATCTATTTGGTGAAGATACTTTAAAACAGTATCTTACTGCACATGCTATCGAGATGTATTTGGAAAATGTTAATGGAATGGAAGGTGAACAAGACTTTATATCTAAGTTTGGTTTGGAAATTCGAGATGAAGCTAAGATGCTTGTCTCAAGATTAAAGTTTAGATATGCAGTAAATGGATTAACCAGACCTCGTGAGGGTGATTTAATCTATGTTCCCCTAACAACCAGTTTTTTTGAAATTACTCATGTCGAACATGAGAATGACCAAGCAATGTATTATACATTGGGTCGTGGTCGAGGCGGCAATGTATATGTTTACGCTTTAAGTTTAAAACAATATTATTTCTCTAATGAAATTATAGAAACTGGTATTAAAGAAATTGATGATAACATCAGAAATTATTATCCTAAAACAAGAATTTCATTAGGTTCTGGTGTAGGTAAATTTCTTAATGATGAAATCGTTTATCAGGGTTCAAATTTAGCTTACGCAACCGCACAAGCCTTAGTATCAGATTTTTATCCTAATGCATACATTGATGTATATCGCATACAAGGTGATTTTACATCTTCAGCAAACGTTCACGGCAATACAAGCGGTGCTCAATGGACAGTTATCGTTGCATCAGATGCGCCAACGCAGAACAATGCATTTGAAGATATCATTGACAATGCTCGTATCGAAGCTGCAAGTGATGGCATCATTGACTTTACGGAAGTTAATCCGTTTGGAGAACCGTAATGTTAGGTAATGCTCAATTCTATCACCGTACCATTCGTAAGATGGTCGTTGTATTCGGTACTTTGTTTAACGACTTAGAAATTGTTCGTTATACACAAGCGGGTGTACCAAAAGAAAAGATGAAAGTTCCATTATCATATGGACCAAAAGAAAGATATATAACACAACTCACATCTGACCCAAATTTAGTCAAATCAATCAATGCATTATTACCAAGAATGTCATTTAATCTTGACAGTCTTGAATATGATTTGAATCGTAAACAAGTTTCAACGTTACAAAATTTTGCGCAAAACCAAACGGGTGGTTTGAACACACAGTTTGTTCCTGTGCCATATAACTTTGAGTTTAGTTTATCAATTTATGTTCGTAATACCGAAGACGGTACCCAGATATTAGAGCAAATTCTACCATTTTTCACACCAGATTTCAACGTTGTTGTGAATTTTATTCCATCAATGAATCAAAAATACAATGTTCCAATTGTGTTGAATTCAGTGGCTTCTACAGTGGAATATGAAGGTGGTATGCAAGATGGCACCACACGAATGATTATTTGGGATTTGACGTTTACAGCCAAAGGTTTCATATGGCCTCCTGTTAAATCACCTGCTGGACTTATTGGTGATAAGTATGCTAATACAGCAGCACCCGGTGGTTATTCATATGGTAAAGCTATCGTCAATTCTCATATTGAGCAAGCAGACAAACAAATTCAAAAAGTATACGTTGATTATGCAAATGGCTTTGGTGAATTTACGTCAAGTGAAACTATCCGTGATACTGCGAATGGTTTCTTTGGAACAGTGGACTTCTTCAGCAATACCAACACTGGAACGCTTGTTGTTACAGGTGCAAACAAATTTATCGAACCTGGTTACACATTGGTTGGTGATTATTCTGGTGCAAGCTTTAACGTTAAAACATTAGATGCACAATCTATTAATGTAATTCAAGCACAAGTTCAATCTAATCCATTGGATGTAAACCCAGAGGACAACTTTGGATTTACCGAAAACATTATTGAGTATCCATTGACATTAAAATGAAAAAACTAAATCAAAATTTGTCAGAAATATTTGACATTGAACCTGTAGAAGAAAAACCGGTAGAAAAATTACCTGTTGTTATTGATGATAGCTCAAATCAGATTGATGCTGATGCTGAGTTTGCCCGCAATAATATGCGTGAACTAATCAATAATGGTAATAAAGCATTGACTGATTTAGCATCGGTTGCAAATCAATCAGAATCACCACGAGCATATGAAGTCTTAGCCACGATGATGAAGAATCTGGCTGAGATGAACAAAGATTTACTAGCATTACAAAAAACGAAGAAAGAGCTTGCACCCCAATCTTCTGAGTCTAGTAAAGGAGTCAACATCGACAAAGCTGTTTTTGTTGGCTCCACTACCGAACTTTTAAAGATGATTAAATCAAATAAATAAGACCATGGAACAATTAATCGAACAAATGAAAATTATTTTGGGTACAAACTTTGGTTTGTATTTCAAAGCACATACATTCCACTGGAATGTAGAAGGTCCAAACTTCTCTCAGTATCATAGTTTCTTGGGTGACTTTTATGATTCTGTATTTGACCAAACAGATAGCATCGCAGAACATATTCGTGCCCTAAATTCTTATGCGCCAACAACACTTGCACGAATGATGGAATTGTCAAAAATTCAGGATTTGGTAGCAATACCATCACCACTTGTTATGATGTCTGAACTTGCTCAAGACAACGACAAATTTATTATGGAACTGCGTACAGGTATTGCACTTGCAGACGCAGTAAATGAACCTGCTGTTGGTAATTTTCTACAAGATATTCTTGACGCACATCAAAAACATGGTTGGATGTTAAGAAGTTTTACACGATAAAAAATGGAAGACGGGTATCTTGGTAATGCACGACTAAAAAGAGTCGGTGTTGAATTATCCCTAACAGAAGAACAAGTATTAGAGTTTGCGAAGTGTGCTGAAGACCCAGTATACTTTATCAAAAGCTATGTAAAAATTGTTAACGTTGACCGTGGTCTTGTACCATTTGAGATGTGGCCATTTCAGGAAGATATGGTTCGCACATTCAACGAAAATCGTTTTTGTATTGCAAAGATGCCACGACAGGTTGGTAAAACAACAACAACCGTCGGTTACATGCTATGGTGTGCACTATTTCAGGAAGAGTTTGTTATTGGCATTCTTGCCAATAAACTCCAACTTGCTCAGGACATCTTAGCCAAGATTCAAAAAGCTTACGAATACCTTCCACACTGGTTGCAGCAAGGGATTGTAAACTGGAACAAACGTTCTTTAGAACTGGAAAACGGTTCAAAGATTTATGCTTACGCTACGTCAGCAGCGGGTGTTCGAGGTGGTTCATACAATCTTATTTTCCTTGATGAGTTTGCCTTCGTTCCACATAACATGGCGGTAGATTTCTTCACCTCTACCTATCCTGTTATTTCGTCCGGTAAAACATCAAAAGTAATTATTGTTTCTACTCCGAACGGTTTGAATCTATTCTACAAAATGTGGATGGATGCACTCGAAGGGCGTTCACTTTATAAGACACTTGAGATTCACTGGTCGATGGTGCCGGGTCGTGACGAGAAGTGGAAAGAAGAAACAATACGAAACACATCTGAGGAACAGTTCCGTCAAGAATTTGAGACTGAATTTATTGGTTCTTCTGCCACACTCATTTCCGGTGCCAAACTGCGTTCATTGGCATTCCATGACCCAATGCGAATTGAAGATGATGGGCATCTATTTGTATATGAAGATGCGAAACCCGGACGAATATACATTGCTACCGTAGACTGTTCAGAGGGTGTGGGTATGGACTACCACACAATCAACATTTTGGACGCTACTGAAGCACCATATAAGCAAGTGGCAAGATATCGAAACAATAAATTGCCATTGCTATTTTTACCCACAGTTATTTACTCTTTGGCAAATCGATACAATCAAGCATATGTTCTGATTGAAACTAACAACGTCGGACAGCAGGTTGTAGATATTTTACATTATGACTTGGAATATGAAAACATCTATAAGCTAGAGCACCACCATATCAAGGGTCAGAGTATTTCTGCTGGTTTCAAACGCTCCGTGGCTTTTGGTGTGAAAACTACAAAATCTGTCAAAAAGATTGGCTGTGCCAACCTAAAAACATTGATAGAAAATGACAAACTAATTATCAATGACTTTGACACGATTGCCGAATTGAACACCTTTGTTCGAACTAAAGATACGTTTGCCGCAGAAGAAGGTAACAATGATGACATCGTTATGGGTCTGGTGCTGTATGCATGGCTGACAGCACAGACGTTTTTCAAAGACGAAACAAGGATTGACATTCGTAAAATTATGCTGGAAGAACAACAAATGTTGGGTGAAGAAAATATGCTTCCGTTCGGATTTATTGAGGATGGATTGCGTAGGGAAACAGAAGTTGAGGATGGCGACATGTGGGAGCCACCATCGGGCTATTTATCTTCAAGTTTGTAAAAAACTAAATAGACTATAAAAAGAATATTGACCCAACAATAAAAGGAGAAATCCAATGGCATTTCAATTATCACCTGGAGTGAATGTATCAGAGATTGACCTGACTACAGTTATTCCTTCAGTTGCCACTTCTACTGGCGCATTTGTAGGGCCTTTTAATTGGGGACCAATTGGTGAAGTAACTACTATTTCGGATGAAGTTCGACTGGTGAACACATTCGGTAAACCAGATAGCAATAATTATGAATATTGGTTCTCTGCTGCGAACTTTTTAGCTTACGGTAATAACCTTAAAGTCGTTCGTACACAAGGTCTTGGTGCACTAAACGCTACGGCAAATGGCACAGGCTTACTAATCAAAAACGAAGACGATTACAACGATAACCACACTGGATATGCAGCGGGTTCATATGGCGGATGGGGTGCACGTTACGCTGGTGAACTTGGTAACAGCATTCTTGTTTCTATGGCAGACGCAAACACATTTAATGTGTGGGCATATTCTTCACAATTCAGCGCAGTTCCTAACACATCATCATACGTAGCAAGCCGTGGTGGTGCTAATGATGAAGTTCACATCGTTGTTGTTGACGAAGATGGTCTATGGACTGGTACAGCAGGTACAGTTCTGGAAAAATATGCGTTTGTTTCTAAAGCTTCCGATGCTAAAGATGATAGCGGTAACTCAAACTACTATAAAGATGTTGTAAACAAACAGTCTCAATATATTTGGTGGTTGTCGCACCCAACAAATCTGGGTACAGGTACTGCATGGGGTTCGGCTGCTAATACATCAGCATTTAAGCTGTTCACAAGCAACACATCTAATTCGTTGTCTGCTGGTGCAGTTGGAACAACAAGCACAGCAAACGTTACAACTGGTTGGGATTCATTCAAGAATGCTGAATCAGTAGATGTATCTCTGCTTGTAACTGGTCAAGGTAACAGCACAGTTGCATCATATGTTATCAGCAATGTTGCCGAATCACGTAAAGACTGTGTGGCATTTATCTCTCCAGAAAAAGCGGATTGCGTTGACAATGCTGGTCAAGAAGTTACGGATATTAAAGCATTCCGTAATGGTCTAGCTTCATCTTCATATGCATTCTTAGATTCTGGTTACAAGTACCAGTACGACAAATACTCAGACGTATACCGTTGGGTACCACTGAACGGCGATATTGCTGGTCTGTGTGTACGTACAGATAACGAACGTGACCCATGGTTCTCACCGGGCGGTTTCAATCGTGGTCAAATCAAGAACGTAATCAAACTGGCATGGAACCCAACTAAAGCAAATCGTGATGATTTGTATCAAGTTGGAGTGAACCCAGTTGTTAGCTTCCCCGGTGAAGGCACAGTTCTGTATGGTGATAAGACTATGTTGAGCAAACCAAGCGCATTTGACCGTATCAACGTTCGTCGTTTGTTTATCACACTTGAAAAAGCAATTAGCCGTGCTGCACGTTTCTCACTGTTCGAATTCAATGACCAGTTTACACGTGCTCAGTTCGTAGCATTAGTTGAGCCATTCCTGCGTGATGTACAAGGTCGCCGTGGTATTACTGACTTCCGTGTGGTGTGTGATGATACAAACAACACAGGAGAAGTTATTGACCGTAATGAGTTTGTTGGTGACATTTACATTAAACCTGCTCGTTCTATCAACTTTATTCAGCTTAACTTTGTGGCAGTTCGTACAGGTGTAAGTTTCAATGAAGTTGTTGGTGCAGCCTAATTAAGAGAAACAGGAGAATAATAAATGGCATTTAACGTAAATCAGTTCCGTTCACAATTACAAGGTGACGGTGCCCGCCCAAATCTATTTGAGGTGTCGATGCCGTTTCCTGCGTTCTCATTACCAGGAAACGCACAAACTAAATTAACGTTCATGTGTAAGACAGCACAACTACCCGGTTCAACACTGGGTGTTGTGCCCGTTCAATACTTTGGACGTGAGTTGAAGTTTGTGGGCAATCGTACTTTTGCTGACTGGACAGTAACAATTATCAACGATGAAGACTTTGCGGTACGCAACGCATTCGAACGTTGGATGAATGGCATCAATAGCCACAATCTAAATATTCGTAACCCCGTTGCAGGTACACCACTGGGCTACACAGTTGACGGTGAAGTTACTCAGTTCGGTAAAGCTGGCGGTACTCTAAAGAAATATAAATTCGTTGGAATGTTCCCAACAGATATTACTCCAATTGATGTTGATTGGGGTTCAAATGATACTATTGAAGAGTTTTCTGTAACACTTACCTACCAGTGGTGGGAAGCAGTTGCAGATGGTGTGGTCTAAGAGTAAGGGTGTTTTACCCTTACTTTTTAATATAGGATGATATTTAATGGCAATTAAACTTTTCGGTTTCACACTCGGTGCGAAAGATGTCGTTCAGAAAGAAAAACCTGAACAGGCATCTTTCACGCTGCCTTCTGCTGCTCAATTAGATGATGGCGCAGTCACTATTACCCAAAACGCATATTACGGTACATATGTTGACTTAGAGGGTTCAGTAAGAAACGAGATTGAACTTATCACGAGATATCGTGAGATGTCCAATCACCCAGAATGTCAAATGGCAATCGATGAGATTGTCAATGAAGCTATCACTCATGATGATTCAGGTAGAGTTGTTGACATTGTTCTTGATAATTTAAAACAACCAGAATCAATCAAGAAAAAAATTGTTGAAGAGTTTAGCAACATTCAAAAAATGTTAAACTTCAACAACTTAGCAGATGATTTATTCAAACGTTGGTACATTGACGGGCGCATGTTCTACCATGTTGTTGTCAATGATAAGAATCCCAAAGAAGGTATTCAAGAGTTAAGGTATATTGACCCACGCAAGATTCGCAAAGTGCGTGAGATTAAAAAAGACCGTGACCCCAAAACCGGTGCGATGATTATCGTATCTATGGCAGAATACTATGTCTACAATGACCGTGGTACAACGAGTCAAACATTCACATCTAATGTGACACAAGGTCTTCGTATTGCACCAGACTCAGTTATCAATATCAACTCTGGTCTGATGGATGCAAAGAATACATTTGTTATTTCATATTTACATAAAGCAATCAAACCACTCAATCAGTTAAGAATGATTGAAGATGCGATTGTCATTTACCGTATTTCACGTGCACCAGAACGCCGTATTTTCTACATCGATGTAGGTAACTTGCCACGTGGTAAAGCAGAACAATATCTGCGTGACATCATGATTAAGTATCGTAACAAACTTGTTTACGATGCCAACACAGGTGAGATTCGTGATGAACGTAAGCATATGTCAATGCTTGAAGATTTCTGGTTACCCCGCCGTGAAGGTGGTAAAGGTACAGAGATTACAACTCTGCCAGCAGGACAGAATCTAGGTGAACTGGAAGATGTAAAGTATTTCCAAAAGAAATTACTCCAGTCTCTAAACGTACCATACTCCCGTCTTGAGTCACAAGAAGGTGGTTTAGCTGGTCTTGGTCGTTCACAGGAAGTAACACGTGATGAACTGAAGTTTTCAAAGTTTGTTGCAAGATTACGTAATAAGTTTGCTCAATTGTTTGATGAAGCTTTGAAGATTCAGTTGACGCTGAAAGGTATCTGCACCCGTGAAGAATGGGAAGAGTTCAGAGAGCAAATTTATTATGACTTCCGCAAAGACAATAACTTTACTGAGTTGCGTGAAGCGGAACTTCTGCAAAACAGACTCCAAATGGTTCAATTGGTTGACCCATTCATCGGGCGTTATTTCTCAAATCATTATGTCATGAATAAGATTCTTATGATGACTGATGAAGAGATAGAATCAATGCAAGATGAAATTGCGGAAGAAAGAGAAACGCTGCCACAAGACATGCAAGGACCAGTTCTGAATCAACCAGAACAACCAGAGACAGAACCCGAAGATAATACAACTGAAAATGTCGAGGAACAAGAGTCCTTGACACCGGGACTTGACGATGAAGTAAACAAATCCGTGGTGAGTATAAATAATAGACGCAGAATTTAAGAGAGGTTATGATGAATATTCAAGATATTATCAACAATATTGCTGCCGGTGATAACGTAGCAGCAAAAGAAAGTATAGAAAATGTTTTATCAGCCAAAGCGTTCGATGCGCTCCAAGACCGTAAGCAAGAAATGGCTGCAACTATTTTTGGCGGGAAAGAGCAAGAGTCTGAAGAAGTGTCAGACAACGAAGAGAACGAAGAAATAGCAGAAGAATGAAATCATTAGAGCAATTTAAAGAGGGTTACGTTTCTACGGCTGACTATAAGTTGGACAAGCGTGGTCGTAAAATAAAGAAACGTAAATTTAAATTGGGCGGCAAAACCAAAGCTACATTCGATGATAAAACGGGTGAGTATAAGTTAAAAGAGGCTCGAATGGATGTGCCACTTGTACCAGACCCACCCGTAGTTTTAGTTATCAAACGCAGAGCGGTTCGTTTATATCCGGATGGAACTCGTGTTGCTCTTTATTGGAGTGACAAATTGAAACGTTACTTCAGTGTACCTTATGGCATGGAATATAGCACCCCAATTCAAGCTGAAGAATATATCAAAGAATTGGCGGAAATGGAAGAGCTAATTTTGAATGATGGTAATTCTATCAAACTAAATGAGCAATCAAAAGAGCAAATTATCGGTACATATAATCAATTGGACGAAGAGAACAAGGCTGTTTTCTGGACACAGTTGACTGAATCTGTATCAACCTTCGGACAATTGTATGAATTTTGTAGAACTAATTCTTCAAAATAAATTAGACGAAGCAAAAGAATTAATCTTTAATCGATTAGATGAGATTGCATCTGTTCGTATGGAAGAAGCGAAACCATACATTACCGATGCCATGTTTGAAGAGATTGAAGTTGACGAAGAAATATTAGAAGAACAAGCTAAAAAACGCAACCCTAACATTGTTAAGATGGGTCGCATACAAAAGATTCGTCGCCGTATCCGTCGTAATAAAAAAGGGCGTATTGTAGTTCAACGTAATGTAAAACGTTCTGGACTAAAAGGTTATCGTATTTCTGGTAGCACAGTTAAACGTATACCAGCAACAGTAAGGTTACATAAAGCACGTTTGTTAAAACGTTCTTGGAAAACAACAAGAAAAAGTAAACTAAGACGCACATTGTTAAAGAGAAAAATGTCAATGCGCCGTCGTAAAGCTATGGGACTAAAATAAAATGGCATATGAAATTACTCATATCAACAAACAGAAGTCGTTGATTCGTATCGTCGGCGGTGATGATGCTCGAATCAACCTTTCTCAATTAGCTAGAAATTCTGGTGAAACAGTTCAGTCAGCAGCGATTTCTATTGCTTCTGGTGTATCGGATGGTCACTGGCATGTATATCGTGGCAATGATGCTAACGGCGTTTTGGTTCTGGAACTTCCAGCATTCTCTCATTATGCAATGGGTGAGTTTGATTTTGAATTGGCAAACAATGCTACATCTAACATCTATGTAAACAACACCGGCACAGCGGGAACAATTCTAATTCAAGTCTCAAAGACATCAACATTTAATCCTGCATTAGATACCAAATAAGGATTCACATGAAACTCATCAAAGAACATATTGAAAATGTAAGATATCTTACCGAAAAAACAGAAGATGGTAA